TATCCTTGAACTCTTCGATTACGGAAGCACCGGCCAGCAGAGCACCAGTGCCGGGAACGAAATCACCCTGTGAGAATTTAGCAGCGACATCAGCCGGAAGACCGATGTATCCATTAATAAAACCTTTCAGGATTGTGGGCGACAGACCCGGAGCAATACCTTCTATGGTCTTTGCAAACTCAGCGCGCACGCTGCCCATCGACAGGCCAAGCGCCTGTGCAATGGTGTCGATCAAGTCTTCCAAGTCCTCGGCAAACGGAAAGCCCTCGACGCCAGCCAAGAACCACAGTGACCCAAGCATGAGAACCTGACCCTTGCGGTCCATACGAGCCAGCATCTGGATCGTGGTGGTAGCGAACACCTTGTACATAAACAGGAACGAGCCGATGCCATCACGCCATGCAGGTGGGCGGTTCATCATGTTGTACTCGCCCAGTGCGAAGTCGAGCGACTGAATGGAGAAATCGCGCGCCGCTGCAATGCGCTTCTCCTGAGACATATTTGAGCTAGTGAGACGGCGGTTCATCAAGCGAAAGGCAGCCAGCGCAGCAGCACGACGAGATGCCTGTTCTGACAGGTTGAACGGGGCCATGTACAAGTCGAGCGCCTTGAGCGCGTAACGGTTGGTAATATCCATACGAGCTGCACCAAGCAGCGCGTTCGCTTGTGCAGGGATAAGTTTACCCTCCTTAATTTCCTGTGCGAGGAACGCTGCTTCTTCTGCCGTCAATCCGGCACGGATTAAAGCCGCCGAGTCGCTAACCATGTCCTCGTAGAACTTGGCGGTGTTGTACTCGCCACCCCTGAGACCAGCCAAACCGACCTGCCCAAGCGCGCGGTGGTATTCGGACACAACGGCACCCATACCGAACCCGCCACCAAAGCCATTGCGGGCATTGTACGACATCATGTAGGGCATCCAGTTGGTGTACGGCGAAGCCAAGTTCATTACGCCCTGCGCAATGGAACCGCCGAGTTGGATTACGGTGGTGTAACCACGGGCTTTACCGGCCAACTTGCCTACGTTAAAATCACTTTCGGTCGCCAGCGTATTGTCCTGCAGGAAGTCGAGATGCTTCTGTGCAGTATTGTAAAAGCGGTTCATGTTGGTCTGTGCCCAACTACCCTTCAACTTATCATACTGCGCACGCGAACCATCCCAGTCCTTGGAATTGGGCACCGTCTGCCGGAACATGAACAACGCATGGTCAAGCTGATGGCGCAGATGCTGCTTGTAGTTAAGATCAGTTGCGTTTTTCCACGCCTCGAATGCCTTGATGACCCCCTGCGGATTGCCAGCCCACAGTTCGCGGCTGTCAGCGTTATAGAGGTCCATCAGATCGCGCATCATTGGACGGGTTGTCGTCTTGGCAATGATCGCACCACGCGCCTGAATATGTTTAGCCATGGCGTAGATGCCGGTGGTCTTGTCAATACCCGGCACGTTGGCAAATTCCAATTTCTTACGCAGCGGATCGCCAGCCTCTGTCAGCGTAGTGATGATCTGCTTCATCTTATCAGGCGGTACGTTGATCTGGAACAGACGCAGGCCGTGCATGAACTCGTCAAGGTTCAAACCCGGATCAGCCGATAGCTTGGAGATAGCCTCGCCGTAGCGCACACGCAAGTTGATCTGCTGCGCCTTATAGCTACCATCATCCTGCCGGACCAATGCGGTGTAGGTCTTACCCTTGAACTCGTTTGCCAGCACATCAGCCGCTTCTTTGGCTGAAGCGATTGTTTCCATCTGGCTGTAGACTAGCAGCCTCTTGTGGTCCTCGTGCAGACGGACTGGATCGCCTTTATCGTCTACAGCTTCAATGCGTACCTCGTACGGATTGTCACGGATGAACGGCACATAACCGCCAGCCATGGTACGCTTGGCCATTTCGTCTTCCTTGGCCAATCCAACATCTTCAAGAATGAGCTGCTTGATCTGGTTCTGGAACAGATAGGTTAGATCGCTGTCCGGCGCTTTGCGGTCAGCCCGGAACTTTTCAAGGTCGGCAATGAAGTCATCGGCTTGCTCTTGCTTATCGAAGAAATCTCTTACCGCCGGATCGTTCTTGGCATCAGCACTGATGAGCGCCTTATTCACAGCCGCAAGGAAGTTATCAGCCTTAGCCAAATCTTCCGGCGTAAGCGAAATTTTACCCAGCGGATCGGCATTCATGTTTGCCAGATATATCTCACGATGCCTGACAGTGGCTTTCTGTACCATGGCCTTCATTGCGCCCTGTGCCTTGCTGGTCTTGAGCAGGCGAGAGATCGCGCGGAACGCTTTGTCCTCGGTATGCAGAAGGCTGTTATACTTGGCTTCCAGCAGGTCCAGCTCTACACTGGCAATCGTGCGCCGGATCAGTTCATAGTCTTTGTACTGATCTTTAGTCAGAGACTTAATGCCAGCAAAACGCTCCTTTTTAGAGAACGTATTGCCGTCCTCACTGGTATATTGGCGCACGTATTCAACGCCATCCCGCAATTCAACTTCGCTCAGTATGCCGCGCTGTATGAACCTCTCGATAGCGGGTCCCAACGGGATAAGCTCGCCGTTCTCAATCTTGAACAGCGGCTCGCGGCGGTCATCCACCGATAGTGGTTTGTTGATCAGCCGGTTCGCCGCAATGATACGACCTTCCATCAACACTCGGCTGATGGTGTCCTTGTCAGCGTCGCTGCGATTAAACACTTGCGCCAGCCGCTCGTTGTACTGATTGAAGATAGCCTGTTCCATGTTGGTCGTTTCATCAACCAGACGGCGGAAATTGTACAAACCCGGATTGCGCAGAGATTGGTAATTAGACAGGCTGAAGAATGTTTCCTTGAACTTGTCCCACGACATGTTGAGGTTAAGCAGCTTTCCGGCAGCGTCCTTTAGATTGCGCGGGATGTACGGAGCACCAGAGCGGATAGCACCGCTGGCAGCGATGCTGTCATTGCTCATGTCAATGGTATTGAAGCGGCCCATCTGCCCATGCTCGACGGCCCAGAGGCGGCTCATCACAGAACTGGTTTCAAACACACCGGACTTCTGGCCAGTGCGGACGTACCGCCGCGACTGGCTCAACAGGTAGCGCGTAGCCTCGTCGCCAAACTTGATGCCCACGCGGTTGAGCGTGCTCTTCACACCGTTCCAGAAGCGAAGCACCAGCCGGGTGTTAAGCTGTGCGGCATAATCCGCCAGATACTCCTCGACCGCCTCGGACTTGGGCAGGTTGCGAATGCTCATGGTGATGTCGGCAACCGCACGCAGACGCGGATCACTGTCGTACAACTTACCCATGAGCGCGTTGAAGTCGGCGTTGCCCATGAGACCACGGAAGCCGAAGTGGCCCAGCGTTTCGTGGGCCAGCACAAAGGCCAGATGGTCTTCGCTGCCGATACGATCCGAGAAGATGATAACCGTATCGCTAAGCGAGTAGCCCGCAGCCACTGCCGTGTCGAAGTCAGCAGCCGCACGACCGGCACGCATCTTGGTGTAGAGCTGGGGGTCGCTGGTCTTTAGGTCGGCCTGATTGCGGAACACATAGACCTTGGGCTTGACCGCCAGCTTGGACGTAAACCGCTGGACGATGAGCTTGATGCGCCCGGCAGGCACTGGACTGTCGGGGTTGTCCCACTGCGAGATGGAGAAGTACCCCTCCGGTACGATCTTACCATTCTTGATGTTGAAGAACTGCGGCCCGCCCTTGATGTAGGCGGCTGCCGGGATGTCCTTCTTGCTGCCGTCCGCAGCAGTAATCTCTCCAATCCTCATCCCCTTGGACTTGATCCGCTTCCACGCAGATACAAGTCTGCCAATAAGAGATGATTGCAGCTTGGTGATCTGCCCGCTGTTAAACAGGTCAATGGTAGTCGAGATAAGGCTTAGGTCGATCTGGTCTTCTGTGAACTCATCGACTTCACCGGACAGCTTGCGCTCAGCCAGCTTGATGTCGTTTTCGTCTACCTCATAGGCAAGGTAGTCCTGTGCGCGGGTGCGTGCGCCCCGGCCAATCGACCCGTCCTTGGAGTATTCGATCAGCGCGACCAGCGCGTCATCGCTCTCGACACTGCCGGGCTCGGCTTCGTTGTATGCCACGATCATGGCTTCAACTTCAGCCTGATCGCTTAGAGCGCGGCTTGCAAGGGCTTCGATCTCAGCCTGTTCGGCCTGTGCCTTGGCAACCTTGCGCTTGGCCTCGATATCCTCGACAGGCTTCTTCGGTTCGACAACTGCTACGGCAGTGCCTGCCTCAGCCTTTTTTGAGGGGGCGGCTGCTGCCCCTTCGGTTTTTGGGGGCGTTGGTTCTTCCCTAGTCAGCTTGGACCGCTTGCTCGGCGCTACCGGCTTTGCGGCTTGCGCGGCCTTGCCTTGCTTAAGGCGATTGCCACCGCCTGCTGGACGGCCTTCTTCTTGGACTTGGGCCGGGACGTTCCGATTGTCCCGTCGCCCTTCCACTCGTTTACGATCTTGCTCACGTTGGAGCTTATTACCTTGTTCGACTTGCCCGACTTCAGCGGCATTGGCGGTCTCCTCTACGATGGGCTGGGCCGCAGCCTGCGGTGCGGTGGCTTTCGGAACCTTGACTTCAAACGCGCTGGGCTCAACCTTCGCCAACGCAGCAAGTTGCTTGCGCACCATGGGGGGCTTGGCACGCCTCACGTAGTCAAGCAGCTTGGTTTCGTCGTTGTCGAATTCTACGAGGATGGCATCCTGCTGCTGCTTGTCGAGCATGTTGAAGCCAGCGATGATGCGGCGGCGACCATCGTCTGTAAGTTTGTTCTTGCCTGTCGAAGCACCTTCGGTGTCGAGCACGATGGGCTGGTCTAGCAGGGCTTCGTCATAGACCTGCTCGGCAGGCGTAACGCGAGTGCCCGCAGCCTGCTGCTGCGCCTGCTCGAACTCCATCTGGCGACGAAGCTGAGCAAGCCTGTCCGTCATGGCATTACGCGGTGGGGCCGGGGGTTCCGGTTCCCTCTGCGGCTGCAGCGCAAGCTGCATACCACCAACATCTGCGCTCGGCGGAAGTTCCTGTGGCGTAGCCGGTGCCCTGAACTGTACACCCGTAGGGGCGCTGGGGAACAACTCACCTTGCGGATTGATATCGCTGGGCTGTGCGTAGGTCGGTGCACCCGGCATCGGCATGGCCGGACCCTGCATATCGGCAGTCTGAGCCAGTGCGGAGCCACCCGTACCGCGCCGCAACATCATAGCACCGGGCGGCTGTGCACCCGGCAAGCTATCGGCGGCAACTTGCGACAGGGCAGAACGAAGCGGGCGGGCCTCCGGGCCGATAAACATCGGTTCTCCCGGCGTGAACGGCGGCGGCTGGTAGTCGGCAAACATATCTATCTGCCCGCCGGGGGCAGCGGTAGGCTGCATTGGCCCGGTCGGCACCTGTGCAGGAGTTTGCCCCATCGGAGTGCCGGGGAACATCTCACCCTGCGGCTGTGCCGCAGTCGGTGCCGCAGTCGGGGGCATACTGATATAAGGGACGGGGGGAGCTTCTGGTGTCGAAGTTAGTGTCGTGCCGCCCTGCTCCGCAGGCTTGGTGCCGCCGGACAGCAGGTCAGTGGCCTTGCCCGTATTGAGGCTGGAACCAGCGCCGACCAGACCACCGATGGCGGCACCGGCAGCAAAAGCATTCAGCAGGCGCGAGATACCCTCGGGGCTATCCACGTCCACATCGGCGTTCATGCCAATGCCGAGCGTTTCTTGGAACGCTTCGGTCGTACCCTCAAGGGCGGCACCTGCGCCAAGGCCAACACCAACATTGGTAGCGGCAGTCCCGACGCGACCGGCTCGGCCACCGGCTTGTGTAACCTTCATGCCGATACCCTTAAACAACCGCAGTGCGGCTAGGTACTCGGGCAAGGTTTCAGCGGCAGCATACGGTACACCGCCAAGAGCAGCCATGAGGCGGTCGGGCTGACCACCTTCAACGCTTTCACCGTACAGGTCGGCTACACCCGTGGCGTAGTTTTGTGCGGTCGATGCAAGCGCAGCACCACCAGTCATAGCCTGATTGCGGGCACCAGCAGACTTATTGATGATATTAGTCAGCACAGTGCGACCGCCATAGGCGTTGGTAACATCATCAGCCAGAGCCTTGGTGGCAGCCACTGTCATGCCAGTGGCCTCACGCAGAAGTTTTTCTTCCGCAGCGTCAAGGACTTCACCCCTGATCTGCTTCTGGACAGCAGACATAACGGCCTGCTTGAAAGCCTGTTTACCGACCATGGCGCTCATTGCGCCACCAACGGCAGTAAACGGATTGGCACCGCCGCCAGCGGCGGCACCGGCAGCGGCACCGGCAGCAGCCGTCACAAGACTTTCAATCAGGTTCGGACCCTGTTGGGCGACATTGGCGACGAGCCATTCTACGGCACCGCGCTCGGGCACATCCTCTAGACTGCGCTGGTACGGAGCGTTCTTGCGGATATCCTCAAGCTGCTGGCGAACAATACCCTGCCCGGTTTCAGTTGCGCCAAGGAACTGTGCGCCGTACCCACCTATCATCTGCATGCTATCGACGCCGATGCCGAAATTTTTCGCCGCCAGTGTAGTCAGACTGGGGTTCTTGATCTTACCGATATGCTGGGCGTATGCTTCTGGATCAAGCGGTTCCCAGTCTTGGGCCTCTTCCGGCGGCGGCGGAGTCGGTGCCCCACCAAGAAACTGCTCACTCTCAAGCGCACCCTGCGCATCATCGCGGGAAAACAGTTTACCATTCGCCCAGATTTTACCGGTCGAACGGCTAATGGCGAGGACCGGACCCTGCGGCTGGGTAGGTGTATCCGGAACCTGCGGTGCGGTAAGTTTCAACGACCCGCCGAAGTCGCGCATACGCGCTAGTGTAGCCTGATTGGACCGGGCAATATCTACATTCGCCGGTGCGGCCAAACCAGCGAGGCCGGACATCTGTGTAGTGCTTTGTGGCCCGCGTACGAACTGTTCGCCATAATCAAGTTGCGTAAGCGGATCGTTCAAACCAGCCATGATGCCCCCTATTGGCCCTGCACAGGTGCAGGAACAAGTTTGTACTTCGGATTGCCGTCCGCATCAAGCACTGGCTCGTCGTCAACCCCAAGAATAACTTCTGGCACATACCGGATCGGTACGGGATTACCTGTCTTTGGTACGGCGGTCACAGTACCGTCGTCCCCAACAGTAATGTTATACTCAGGGTTTGCATTTTTAATCGCTAGTTCGTCGCGCTTAGCAGCGACATTCGCAAGCATCTTGGCTTCTTCAAGCGTAATCTGCTCGCGGATTTTAAGTTCGCTTTCGAGGATTTTCTGATCGCGCTCACCGGCAGCTTTGGCACGCGCCGTTACATTCGCTTGGAACGCATCGTCGTACTGCATACGCAGACCGGCAATGATCTGGTTACGATCAATACCTTCAGCGCGAAGCTGACCATCGTAGTAGTAATTAAACGTACCATCGGGGCGACGCTGGATACGAGCACGATTTTGCGTCATGCCAGAAAGTGCGCTGGCAAACGTATCATCATCGCCCTGTTGCATTTCCGACAGGACCTTCATAGCCTGCATTTTATTGGCGGCTTCACTGTTCTGAACCAGCTTGTCTCGTGCATCGTTCAATGATGTCAGATCGCGCAACGCCTTCGCCTGTTCAAACTGAGCAAGCAGGTTTTGACGCTGTGCTTCAAGCTGGCGCATTTCGTTGTCGATCATCATTGGTTCGACAAGATAGATACCACTATCAGGAAGCGTCACCACTCGGCCCGGAGGGGTGCGGGCAATCTGGTCAGCAATGGTTCCCTGTCCCTGCTCTACCACACCGGCAGCAATAGTATTTGGAGGTGTTAGCGCAGGAGCGTACTGCAATGACTGCTGCGTCTGCACGCCCGGAGAAGGCTGCGCAGGAGGAGCAGTTTGGGTCTGTGCACCCGGCGTAGGCTGAGCGGCAGGGAATTGGTCTTTGTACTTTTTGTAAAAAGCTACCGGGTCTTTTCGTGCTTCTGTTAGTGCCGCTGGATTAGCATCGAAAAACTTACCGATCTCTGGACGATCATACCACGTAAGTGCGTCTGCATTTACCTTACGCTGGGCGGTACTAGCGTCTGCTGCCTCAGCAGGCATAAACTGTTCAAACAGGTCATTAGCGTATGGGACTGCCTCGCGGAGACCACCGACGATACCGCGCCATGCCTGCCGCCGGTTACTCTGAGCAATTATTTCACGCTGCTGTTTACCATACCGGGTGCTATCAGGAGCATTCTGCGCGACAAAGATGGGGTCCACTTCCCCGCTGGTCGGGATACTAACGCCGGGTTCAGTCGCAGCAGCCGCAGCAGTAGCGGGGGCCTCAACGGACACAGGCTGGCCGGAATACTTCTGGCCCCACAACTGAGCAAACTGCCCAGCAGTCATGTCCGGGCTACCCCCGTTACCAACAATGACACGATACGCCACGGCTGCGTCGCCACCGTACACAGATGTCATTACGTCGATAGCGCGACCATTAGGGTTTTTCAACAGCGCGGCTGCGCCACCGGCACCCTGCTGATGGGCAAGGTAAAGTTCCCACGGCTGCGGCTCACGACCAAGTGCCTTACGGAGAGACTGAGCATTTCGCTGCGCAAGCAGTGCTGCTACGCGCCCAGCAACTCTTGGGTCTCTCGCCTGCTCAGGCGTAATGCCGAAATCCTTGGCAACCTCCGGGCCAATCTGGAACATCCCAACATATTTGCCCTTACTATCCCCGACGTTTAAGCCGCCAGAACTTTCAAGGATTGAGATGTTCTTTAGATAGCCCGCTGGTAGACCAAGTTCACTTTCGACCTGAGTGAACTCAGGCATGTACTGCTCAAGATTAGCAGCCGCCGCAGGGGATACCGTGGGACCAGCGCCTGCAGCCCCTAACGTATAAGGCGGCTGTACTGGGCCATAGACATCGGGCATAAGTCCAGCGCCCTGCTGCGGTGTAAACGGCGTAACTTCGGGCGCAGTAACACCTGCGTACGATTTTAGAACCGCTTCACGGTCAGCCTGTTCATTAGCAAACTTAGCCGCGAGGCGCTGCTCTTCAGCAACGGCCAGACCCATACGCTGCTTGGCTTCCTGCTGATTTATGGCAGTCGTTTTCTGCTGCTGGGCAGCATCATAGCCTTCAGTGTAGGAACCCAACCAATCGGGCGTTGTGTCCGTTACACCGCCGACAATAAATCCACTGCCGGACCGCTCGGTAAGCGCCATCTAAACCCCCTCTAAGCCAGCGAACCAAACAGGTTGCCCAGTGCTTTATTCTGCTGCTCGGCATACTTTTGTCGCCGCGCTTCACGGTCGGCGTATGTTTCCATGGCAAGCTGATTATACCCGGTCGGAGCCCTGTCCGGCAGCATATTGACACCTTTGCTACGGATATCTGCTGCCAGCGCGTAATCCTGCGCCACGTTCTGGAGACCGGCCTGAGTACCAGCAATGGCAGCCTTACGTGCAGCAGCTTCCTGCAGACCGGCGGGCATACCACGTTGAGCTTCTTGGAGCTGCGTGTCAGCAGCATACCGGGCATTGGCATATGCCTGTTCGGGGTTCGGCGTGCCCATATTGATAAGCCGGTTTGCTTCCGTGACCTGCTGTTCGAACAGGGCGCGGTTGGTCGCAGCCTGCGAAGCCACTTCCTCTAGCTGGGCTTTTTCCTCGGGCGTAAGCTCGTTCATGTCCTTGTTGAACATGGTCAGGGCAAGCTGGCTAAGAGCACCGATGGACTGCGGATTTGTCGCCAGCTTGGTAGCCAGAGAGCTAAGCGTACCAGACAAAGCAGTTCCAACAGTTCCGGCAGTCCCAGCAGCTCCGGCAGCCGTGCCACCAAGAGCGAGGATGCCTTGACCACCCGTTACGGCACCGCTAGCGCCAAGAGTGGGGGTAGTCGCTCCGGCTGCGCCAAGCGCAGGAGCACCGCCACCGATACCGCCAAACAGGCTGCTCATACCGCCTGCAACACCGAAGGCACCAATGCCGCCAAGAGCAGCGCCAAGGAGGGGGTTCTGTCCGGTCACACCTGCTGCGGCTGCGCCGAGGCCAGCGCCGACTAATCCTGCGCCCGCTGCACTTTGTAGGAACCCTCCGACAGCGGTACTGGCAAGAAAGGCGCTACCGCCAATTACCCCCGCGATAGCCGGGGCCGCAAATGGGATGACCACAGCGGCGGCTACACCAAGAATGGCTTTCCAGTTCTTCTTGACGAACTTGCCGACACTGCGAGCGGCTTTCTTGATTGTATTCCAGAGACCCATGGCGGTATCCTACCTTAATCTTCGTCGTCTGCATAGCTCTGCAAGAGCTTGTCGAAGAACTCCGTACCCTTGGCCCTCACGACCTTGGCTGGGATTATATACTCATTTTCATGAGCCTTAATGATAATGGAGCCATCATTACTGTTACCCTTGGGCGGAAGCGCACCGCCCTTCTCCATTGAAGGCATACCCATTTGGTCGCTGCCGGGAGCGGCAGGTGGCTGAACACCCCCGGCAGCTTGCATCCCCGGCTGAGCCGGGGCCTGCATGATTTGCCCGATCAGCAGCAGGATAAACATAGTACCCTGATCGAATTCGGGCGGTAGTTCGTCGTCTTCAAGAACACCACGGGAAACAACGGACTGCTTCAGGGCTGGATACATCTCCGGGTTTTGGAGAGCCACCTTCGCCATATTGGTAAGGAGTTGGACTTGATCCATGGTGATATCCCCCTCCGCAAGCGCCTCTTCGATGGTGGTGCGGATTTCAGCAACCTGCTGGGGGTTCTGCTGGACAAAGCGGCGTGCCTCCAATTCCATCTGCTGCGGGCCAAGGCCGTTCTGCGAAGGACCAGATAAGCCGGGCAGGCCGGGAAGGTTCGGGCGGATAGGCATTCCATCAGGGCCTACCATACCACCAAGCTGATAGGATGGGATGCTGCTTGACATTGTTTCCGGCGGGGTCATGACCGTGCTCATGTTGAGCAGGCTGGTCAACGCAGGAGGTACATATTGGTTCATTAGCTGGTCCTCAACTGGGCTATGAGGGTGTTAACTGTATCTCGCAGCACGGCGACATCATACGCCAGTGTCTGGATATCTTGCAACGCCTTTACGTAGTCTGACAAAAGTGGGACGGCTACACCGCTAACCTTTGCGCCAACTGCTTTAGCAGTTAAGCCCTTGAAAGCATTCGATGCCTGTGCGGTCGTAATAGACCCGGAAAGCAAAGCTGCGCTGGCCCGGTCAAGTTCACCCCGCTGGTTGGTCAGAAGCTCAACATTTTCCTTGAGCGCGGCCAAGACACGTGCCAGTTGCGGCTCGATGCCCTCTAGAGCGGCAGATGGAATACCGGAGAACCTAGCCATTATACAGCCGCCAATCCAATGGGGGTTTCGGCAATGTGAATAGCCCGGACACGTACTGGACTGTAAATCTCAACCTCAAATGTATCGCTCTTATATCCAGTTGGTAGTCGGAAGATGCCGCTGTCAGTACGGACTGTCGTAAAGATAAGCTGCTTGTTGATATATAGGTTAAATATGATCGGCAAGCCGCCGTCCCACTGAAGGTCGTACGTATTCCAATTATCGTTTATGGTTTCCCAGATCGGACTATCTATACCGCCGGGGCTGTAGTCGGCAACGACACGCGCAGCGCCAAGGTTCATCGGGGCATCAGTTATGAACACCTTCGACTTCCAGCGCATGGTCATGTTCTGCGGGGTGGGGTTATCCCACTGGTAGATATCACCGTTGGTACCGACTGCCGTATAGAGCGAGTTGGTCTCGTTGTCGTACCACGAAGCACTGTATTGGAAATCAAGGTCAACGAAGGACAGACCCGTTCCGCCCTCTCCCTCGACAGCTTCCAGTGTGAGCGCAGCCGTAGAAGTCGAACCGATGTAGTTCTCCTTGAATACGGCCCCGACGATCTCTTCCGGGTTCACGTCGGCATTCCATGTGTCGCTGTAGTGGACAGCCTTCGTCAGGAGCTGAGCACCGCCACCGCCGTAGACGGCAAGGCCGTCATGCGTAGACCAGACAATGCCAAAGCCGGTTGCGACAACAGACGCCGCGCTGACACATGGATACATAACAGCAAGTTTCTGAGCGACCATGGTCGCGGGCTGGTTGCCCTCGACAACATAAGGATAGCCTCTGGTCAGGACCAGAAGGATGCCGCCGATGGAGGACAACGCCACGATGTCGTATTCGAGCGAGATACGGTACTGGCTGGGCCATGCATGATACAGACCGGGCTCACATAAATAGATATCGTTACCGACGAAGCCAGCCATCATACCGTTGTGCAGTGCGGTAATGCCTTGCATGTCTGTTGGCGGAGCTTCGTATTCCGTAGAGCCTAGCAGGCTCGTCAGACTGAGGTAGCTGAAATCATCAGTAAAAGTATAAACGCCGCCGTCACCCCAGTAGCGAGCCGGATCAGTTTTTCTCTCAGCGATGTCATAGTACAGCACTCCCGTCGCAGCGATAGTAGCTACGTTTGAACCGGCTTGCGCAAATTCGAATACCTTACCACTGACAACGCGGGACACGAGCACATCAGTCGCATTAAATGTAGCATTGGATGTGCACACCAGCTTGATCCGGTCGCCCGCAAGAAGGTTGTGGTAATCGGGCATCGTCACGCGTGCAACATTGCTGGTACGGCTGACTTGTGAGATTGCTGCGGGGAACCACAGGGTTTTGAGCTGAAAGAACCCGCTGACTGCCGTAGATGCCAGACTGCGATACAGTCGGATACCACGGATGTTGTTCTTACCGGCAGGTGGTGCTGTCGGTAGGCTGGTTACAATCGCGGTCTGCCCCTCGCGCATGTAGACAGGATCAGTTGGTTCGGAGCCAATGCTTTCTTCGCGCCACGGGGTGAACCACGTGTAGATATACGACCGGCCCTGCACCTGATCACCGAGATCAATGGTGCCAACAACGAGATAGACATTGACGCTACCGCTGGTCGTAGCCGATACAGGCAGAATGACCGTGAAGGTATTCGCGTTTATAACCGTGACATCGTAAGTACCAGACGTGGCGGTACCAGATGTGAAGTTCAGATAGACAAACTCACCGGAAGCAAGCCCATGGCTGCTGAGCGTAATCGTTGCCGTAGCACTGGCCACCTGCGTGTAAGTGCCAGCGCGAATTACAGTCGTTGTGGCAATCTCGGGACCAAAAGCAAAGTAAGAGATCGTCGTGCTGTTGATAACCGAAACAGACGCAATCGTGTTGAGGTCGCGGATATCCCACTTTACTTTGCCGCTGGTAGGGCCAGCGGGGGCAGTATCGGTACACGTAAATGTATTTACGCCGGTTACATTTACGGCGTAGTTGTTTGTTGTTGCCGTACCGGTCGAAAACTCCAGAAAGATATTGGCACCAGTCGTGAGACCGTGGTTTGAGATCGTGACTGTAATCTGTGTGCCCGTACGCGAATACGTACCGTCACGGTTTGAGAAACCGCTGATCGAAGCAACAGCGCCGGTCTTCAGATTATGCGGCGCAATCGTCGTGAGCGTGACTTGATTGGCGTTGTCACGGGCGTAGCTAACAACCGTCGCCTTGCTAAACGGTACAGTCGTAATCGTCGGCTTGGTCGTCGGCAGCGGAAGCCCGAGGTCGTAATAATCCACCGGATAAGGACCGGATGCGCTACCCGTAGTAGCCAGCGAGAAGTTGCTGACCTTGGGCTTGCCATCACCAGTATAATAGAAACGGCGCTCTTCAAGCTCGTCGGTAGACGGCGTGGCGATGGATACGAAGCTGTTGAATGATAGCCACTTGATCGGGGAGCCGGTACCGGCGGTGCTGCTGCGCAACCCATAGATTGTGCGAACCGTGCCATTACGATTGCTATCCGCCACAGAGACGGGCTCAGGATACGGGATCAAGTCGCCAGAATACAGCTTGCCATTGCGGGCAATCTGTGCCGCCGTATCGGCTAGAAGCTCCGGGCTGTTGCGGGGAGCCGTGCCGATGAACCGAGTGATCTTGATAGCGACCATTCGTTATGCAAACCCGTTCCCACGCGCAGTCAAACCGCTGCGGCTGTTGTTGAGATTGGAGCGAGCCCGGCGCTCATTCACACGCGCCAGATACTGCCGGGCATGATAGGATGCCAATGTGTTGTCGTTCCACACGACCTTGGGCATGACCAGAAGTTGCTGCAGTGCACCATGAACGATAACATCTTCAAGCTCGTTCATCACGGTGTCGTCCATGCCGGTGGCCGTACGCGACGGCTTCAGGGCGTAGAACATCCGCATTGTGTAGACCTTATCGGTGCCGGGCATCGGCAGCACAACATATTGGTCTGGGCTGATCTGGGTGACGACACGCGGCTCGCCACCATTCTCTGAGGCAGCAGCCGGAAGTGTTACGGTTATATTACCGTTGAACTGCACATCGTTGTATTCATCTTCGTTGACGGTCGTCGTCGGCGTCTGCGCCCAGATTTCATTGGCAGTCAGTCCATTGAACTGCTCTGCCCATTCCGGATACATGTCGATTGCGTCTTCCAGCGTAGCTCGGCGGAGGATTTGCCCGTTACATGTAACCCGGAACAGTACGTGAACATCCGTGTTTTCTGGCTTGTTGAAGTAATTGACGTACGACCCCGGCTGGATAGCGAACGGAGCCTCAACATAACGCCACGCTAGGGAAGTCTCGCAGGCCCGGATAGCCACATCGCGGATGTACTGGATGACAAGCGGCTGCGGAGCCCCCGGTACGGAGGGTGCGATCTTCGGCAGCAGCGATGTGAACAAACGGGTAGACATCAGTATACCTCACCAAGCTGCCCAAGGGACGCAGCCGCAGTAAGCCCAGCTATCTTGCTGTCATTGAGCGCGCGGTTCTGGAGGGATACACCAAGCTGCTGGGTAAAGCTATCCAAGAACATCTTGGCTCTGCCTGAGTTCACATGCTCGTCGTCCACAGACGATGCAAGGAATACCACCCCGTCTACCAGTGCGCCAAAGAAGCTGGAAGGCGGCTGCAGGATAGACTGGCTGATGGTATAGTCTGCCGGGGTCTTGGCGTACTCACCCACCAGAACGGTACCGGCAACCGGCTTGGGGTACAGGAAGAACTTGGTGGGATTGCGCACATGGCGCATGAAGTTGACCGGCGTACCAGCCGCATCGGACATCCACGAGGGATAGTTCCTCGACATGGTTTCCCGGTCAACTTCCGTAACTGTATCGCCGTCCTTGACCTGAAAGATGTCTATAAGCCGGTGCGCATCCGCAGGCAGAGACTGCAGCGTGGTGTTAGCCGCCACGGCAATATCACCGGTTTCACCAAACAGATCAGGTCGCAGGACAGCGGTACGCTTGAGTATCTGATTAACATAGCCGAGCAACATCGCATCGCTGTAACGATACGGGGCAAGCGTGTCATTCAGCAATCGACGGCACTCGACTATGATATCAGATGGTGTCACTTGTTACGCTTCCTTGTGCGGACGGTAACTTCGGCGTTCAGCTCTTCGTTGGCGACAGGCACAGGCGCTTCAGGAATTACATCCGTAAAGAGCCCGAGCTGCTCCACATGCTTGGCCTTGATCTCTTCCATCTTGGCGATGATCTGCGGCGGCGCATACTTCTCAGGGAACAGCTCTTCGTCTGTCACAATGCGGAGCTTAGGGTGCTTAACGAGGAGTTCATGCCAGTCGTATAGCGATCCATCCTCGACGTGCTGGAGCCAGAGCTTCATTATATCAGCCCCTCGTAGGATCATTGCGTTGAGTGCCGCCCGTGCGGCTGGTGCCGGTCGTACGGCTTCCGCTGCCGCCACCACTGAGGCTGCCGCCACCGCGCGTACCGCCGCCGCCGTAACCGCCCCCGCCACTAACCCTTGTGCCAGTGGTCTTGCCCGTAACGGTGCCAAAGCGCGTAGCTGGCGGCATATTGCGGGGGGTCGCCTTCTTGGTCGGTGCCGTAGCTCCGCGAGTGGCAGGCTTAGCAGCAGCAGGCGGCTTCTTGGCCGGAGCCTTCTTGGCCGGAGGCGTCGCAAACGGCGTCGAGTCGAATATCTGTTTGATCCGGCTGGGAACGTAAGTGCGCGGGGACTCTTTAGTATTCCTTACCGAAGGATTACCTTTGCCGGGAGCAGTCTTCGGAGCTGGGCCATACGCCCCGCCAAACTTTCTGTCGGAAGGCAAGCTACCTTTGTTGCTCAAGTCGGTCAGGGGCCCCCGACCATACGACATAGTATTCCTGTCGGAAGGCATGTCGCCCTTTTCAGACCTGTTAACTCCGCCAGTGCTAGTCCCGTAAGACTGTTTAGCCATTGTCTGTATCTCCTATAATGGGTGTGATTACTTATCGCGTCAGCCTAACGGGGGCGTTTGCGCGGGGTCGTGTTACCGCTTGTGAAATCTCGCTGCACAAATGTACTCGTGCCCGGCGTTCCGATGTTTTCTTTTGCTGACCGCTGTACAAATGTACTCGTGCCGGGCGTGCCGATATTCTCTCTGAACGACCGCTGCACGTAGTTATTTGTACCCGGCGTGCCGGTGTAGTCCTTAAAGCCCACAGGATTGCGCGGCTTCTTGTAGGTCTTTTTTGGTTTACCAACCAGATACGTAGGCATTTCACCACCGGGGCGCGGAATTCTATTGGCCATTGGCCATGTCTCCTATTAGCTACGCGATACGCTCAGCCACCACAATGGCAGACGGAATTGCTGGTATTGCGGGCGGACCCGTGACGGCAGCCGTGTGGTCAATCGTAACAGCAACATTCTCAGGAAGCCACATTACTTCGATGTACTGCCCCGCTGTTAACGTGTCGTAGCCGATAATCTGGAAGAACGCGTTACCGCCGTCACCGGTCTTGGGGACTGTGAAGCGCGTAGCGGAGCGGACAATATCAGTACCATCCCTGCGGAACCATATGGTTACATCATGGTCAAAGGTGTCGGAGTTGGTAAACTGCAGGTTGGGCGCAATCATATAGGTGCCCGCAGCAGCAAAGGTGATACGCGTCAGGGCTGACCCGTTAGTGACGATAGAAATGCCGTTGCCCGTGATCTCGTTCGTGCCAAATATGACAGCAGTCGGTGTGGAGACGTTGCCGGTCTGATCAGTAACGTCAGAGAACATACCGAACGCACGTCCAGCCAGTACACTGAAGGCTACGGTGCCGCCTGTAATAGCTACGCTGCTAGCTGCCTGCGTGGCCATGGTGCCAAGGCCGAGGGTCGTACGCTGCGCTGCAGCATCGGCATCATCCAGAATGGCGCGGCCAGCGGCAGTGATAGCGCCTTCTGCCCAAGTATCCACACCAGTCGTGTAAGCGTACTTGTCGGCAGCCGTACCGAGAGCAGCCAAAGACTGAAGCGTGGCATCATATGCCTGCACGTTCGCGCCGATAGCTAAGCCGAGATTTACCCGTGCAGTCGCAGCATCAGACGCGCCAGTGCCGCCATCGGCAACAGTAAGATCAGTAATCCCAGTAATCGAGCCACCAGTGGCGGTGATGGTCAGCCCGCCGCCAGCCACAATAGGGGCAATCGAGTTGCCAGTAAGCCGGACGTTGCCGACAGAAACAGACGTATTGCCGACATTCAGCGCGGTGGCAACACCATCGCCAGTCCTGACCGCCTTCTCAGTAGCGGCTACACCACCGTCAAGATGCAGAAGCTGCCCGTACGTATCGCGTACTCTGGAGCCTGTAAGTGATGTCGGCATGTATCCCTCTTAAGTAAGGAGCAGGGGGCCATAGTCCCCTGCCAACTAGGTCTATGCTGTGTCAAGCGGCTGCGGGTCAGGCAACCCAAGATCAGCGAAGGTAACATCCTTGGAGACAGTGGGCGCGTCGAGGCGTCTGATTAACGCATCGAGCACATCCATGGCAGCCTGATGGGCAACGACGATATCATGTGCATGATCTCGCTCCTGCTTCATACGGGTCAGCTCAGCCACAAGGAAGTCCCTTGTTATTTCCATTAGCTACCGCCACCACGATTGGTAGCAGCATTGGTGCACATGATGAAGTACGGCGTACCATCGTCAGCGCAGATACGGATAGAATGTGACATAGCCTGCGTCGTGTGCGTAGCAAAGATCGTGCTATTCGACGGAGCAGGGATGTTTAGCAGTTTACCAATCTTGACTGAGTTGGTTTCCGCTACTCGCATAAACGCTGCCGTTGAAGGAACGGAAGACGTGGCAGCAAGATCGGAGTCCAACAGAAGTGCGGCGACCGTACCACCAGTGGCTACACCAGCGGCGGCTCCCAGCGTAACGCGGAGAGCGTTACCAGCGCCAGAAACCGTACCACCAGAATTGACGGACAGCGAAATATGCGCACCGTTAACCGTGCCGCCCGTTGCCGCATTGGCACCGGAAACACGAGTAAACGCACGAAGCGTTTCGCCAGAACCGGTAGACGTAATGTCCAGACGGTCATACTCGACCCTGACATCACCCGATGCGTGCGAAGCGGTTACATAATCGCTGTTTACATTACCGGCAGCAGTAACAGCCGTAGGGGACGCCGAAGTACCATTAATCGTGCGCAGGTTGTAAGCCGTGCCCCCGTTAATGGTTACATTGTCCTGTGCAATACCAGTATAAACACCCATAGTTCTCTCTCCTATGAAGAGGAGGGGGCTTTCGCCCCCGCCAATTACGTTGCGTTGGGGATTGAACCGGGGTTGGTGCCAGCGTCGATAACGATGATCGAGAGCAGCACCTTGGCGACATCCATACTCGCCGTGTTGACCGTCATCACCACAGTGGTGTCGGCAGTCAGGAACCGAGCGGTAGTTGTGCCGACCATGGTACCGACCGTGGCGTTGCAGGCGAAAGCGTTAGCCAACAGCTGCAGCGAACCCGTGACACCGATGTCGATGCTCGATGTGGCACCTTCCGCCTTGAGCAGCTTGACGCTGCCGCCAACGATGTAGGAGCCCTTCGGCAGGGTCGCGAGCACGAGCGTATCGGTATTTGCCAGCGCGGTAGCACCAGCAGCCAAACGAGCGGCAGCGATCTTGGCGAAGTCGATGGTGTACTCCATCACCGTAAAGCGATTGGTGTACGAGGAAGCAAGAGCGATAGAGCCCTTGTTGATGCCGAGGCTATCGGTATAGTCAACCATTTTTAGGTCTCCTTAGAACTGTACAACAGCCATCGTGAGAGCTTCGGGCTTAACGACCTTGTAGCCGTAAACCTGAAGACCACGAATGATGTCGCCGAAGGTGCTTTCCGAACGGATAGTTTCCATCTCCGTCATCTGCGATGCGAAGGTGAAGCCCATCTTGGTGCCACCGATGATGCTGAACTTGCCCGAAGACACGTTCAGGTTATGGCTGACGTAGACCGTGAAACGGTCAATCATACCAAGGCGACCGTTACGCATCACCGACTGGCTGTCGCCAGTAAGCGAGGCGTCCTTGAGTTCGGACTTCTTGATGAGGCCAGCCATACGGGCCGGGATCACAAGGAAGCGACCGCTCTCAGGGCAGTTGTTCTCGTCAAGCACGGTGCCCATGTCAACGATCAGCTCGGTGACAGAAGCGGTGCTGCTAGCGCCATCCTTGGTGACGGTCAGCGGAGACGCGGACGAACCGAGGTTGAACGCACCAGAGATGCGGCCAGCAGCCGTACCCTTGTTGGTGGCAGAGATGTCGGGCAGGATGTCAGTCAGAACGCGCTGGTCGATCTTGACCTTCATCTGCTCGGACGCATCCTTGGACCACATGTCCATGAGGTTGACATCCGACTGCACCTTATCAATGTCGTCTTCAACGCAGGCGAAGTATTCGCCCTTGTCGATGAGAAGCTGCAGCTTCGGCTTGTCGGGGTTTTCCACGACAAGGTTCTGACCCTTGACGTAATCACGGATCGTGATGTTGGGCTGCGTACGGATATTGACCGTATCGCCCTGACCCTTAATTTCGCCTTCGTAGTCCGTGTTAGAAATAGCCGCGAGAACAGTTGCGTCGTAGAAGTTCTCGATTAGCTTGCCCGACCAGATTTCCGGAATGAAGTTGCCGGAATAATTCGGGCGTCCGGGTGCGACAGGAAACGCCATTTATGTGCTCCGTTTAACCATTAGCGACAATGCGATTTTCCCGCTGTGCAGCGAAGATATCGCGTTCAATACGGTCGCGCTCGGTCTCACGGCCACGATAAACACCCTTGCGCACGTTATCAAAGAACTTTGAAATCTCTGATGGCGAATACGTTTTGGGCTTGTCACCTGTAGGCGCAACCGCACTGCGGCTACGTCCGGGGGCAACTTGTTTCTCTAGCTGAGACTTTGCAACGTCCCGAGGTTCTTGAGCAATGCGGTGGCCCGTATTCCCCTGCCATGCGTTGAAGAACGCAGCAACACGACGAGCGTCCAGACCACGCTGGGCATTTTCGAGGTAAGACTGGCGGGTAACACCCGTCAGCGGATCGACCTCAAGAAGCCAAGAGTGGAAGTCCTTACTCTGATTGATTTCCCGCCAATCTGGAACAACCGCTGTCAGATCAGCCCAGAATGTCTGCTCAGCCGACTGAGCCTGTCGCTGTGCGACCTGCTCGACACGCGGAATAACGCTTGCTTGGAGATTACGAATGGTATTCTCCAGATCAGCGATCTTCTGCTGGTGCAATGAAGTCTCCTCCTTGGTCACGCGGCGCATGACTTCGATGGAATCTCCATAGTCCTCAATGTCTTTGTCAGTGACGAGCTTCGACTGGACCGATGCAGCCTGTGCAGGTTGCGTCGAAAGAGACGAGATCAGCTTTTCAAGCTGCTCAACACGTGAAGTGAGTTCCTGCTTATCTGTCCGAAGCCGGGCAGTATCAGCATTATACATACCCTGAAGGGTGCGATAACGCTGTTCAGCAGTGTCAGTTGCGGTGGTAGCCGGTCGTCCTTGCTCGTTAGACGCGGCTTCAGGCGCAGAGTTCTCAGCACCGTTGGCTTCATCGGTCGCAGAAGTCTCCATGCCTGCGTCATCCTGCTCAGTGGCAGGTGAATTCGCATCGGCGTGAAGTTCATCGTACAACTTCTTTACAGCCTCGGACTGCTTTCTGATCTGCTCGGGTAGGGCCATACAAACGCTCCTCTCGGTGTGCGTGCCAGTGTTAGTCGCTATCGTTTATTCGATTGTGCGACGAATTCGCGAGAATTATTAACAAGTTTACACAGCTCTGTCAACACTTGGCACCTGCCTTGCGCGATACCGACAGCATTGGACGATACGTTTGGGAGCTGTTCGAGTTCGTGCTGACGCCAGTTATTGAGCCACTGCACAAATTCTTTATTGTGCGTTGCAATATTCGCAAGCCGTGCGACAATCTCCGGATCAGGGCGGATCATCGGCCAGTCTGCTGGTTAGTCACGAGGTTCATGCCGCCAGCGGGGGCACCGCCAACATCCATGGTCTCCGCGCCGGGAGCCTGACCGGGTATCTGCGGAGGCTGCATCGCCATCTCGACGGCAGCCTGCTTCTCCATGGCCTTCTTCTTGGTTGCCATGTTCTCACGAGACGGGATGATCTCGTCAACCGGCATCTGCAGACCTTTGGCGATCTCGCGGAGGATGGCAGCGCGGCCATCCGGGCCCATGATGCCCATGTCAATCTCGTTGGCGGTAGCGTTCAGGAACTCGACACGGCGGACGTTCGTGGTTTCCTTAACGGCAAGATTTACAGCGCCGCGCGGAATGACCTGCGCATCACCCTTGATGTTCTCATCGTCGTCGTAGCGCATGTTGTAAACAAACTGCCGCTGGACAATCGGCTTCACGACATCGTGATCAATGTGCATGACCACCTGACGGATGCCCTTACCCGCAGAACCCATGAGCATGGAGAGGCCCGAAGCCGTACGACCAGCACCCTGAACGTCCGTATCTCCGTAAATATACGAAGGGATACCGGAGTGGTCGTCGGCCAGACGGCTGAACCGCTCGTAAACCGCCATCAACGTGGACGAGTTATCATTCGGCTGGTTGAACCGGACTGCCGGGGCAGAGCTACCCAGCGGATCATTAAGCACCTGCCAGATTTTCCACGGGTGCATCTGCGTGATGTCCTCGTTCGGCGGGATGCGCTCAAGGTTTACCTCGACCTGCGGTCCAGACGCGATGCCCATGTTGTTGACCAGTGCGCGGGCGGCTGCGTTACAGATATTCTGCAGGTCTTCGATGATCTCCGGAATGGCCCGGCCCCAGAACGAACCGGGCGTCTTGATGAACGATGTCTTGGCGTAAGGCTTCTCACCCAGCGGGTCATAGTTCAGCACGGCCTTGATGACGAGGGTGCCGATTACCCACACGTTGGCGTCGTATTCCTTGGCGTCATCGGGAACTTCGGCTTCCGTCATGCCCCACTCTTGAAGCATTTTGCCGGATACCTTGCCCCAGAACTCAAGCGCGTCGAACACATCGGTTGGGCGCATCTCGGTGTAGAACTTGCGTTCCTCTTCCTCACGGGCATATTCGGTCGGCTCGAACACGAACGAAGCATCCGGCCCATTTTCCAGAGCCTTACGGATAGCCTGCTCGTCGTAGCCCGGAACGCCGATAAGATCGGCCAGAGCCTGCCGGGTCAACTGATGGTGCTCGAACATATAGCCGTCGTTGATCCGGGTGATGCCCGGCTCGGGATACATATTGAACGGGCTGACACGCTCGAACTCAGGCGCGATACGTTCGCCCTGCTCTACGGCGGTGCGGCCATTCTGGTCGGAAACCCACTTCAGGAACCGCTGGCGGCGGACGATGGGCCCCTTGACGAAGGCGCACGGGAACGTCACCAGATCAGTCAAAAACTCATTGAACGCATCCGCCCAGCCGCCCTGCGCGAGCTGGTCCTCGATGCGGATTTTCATCTTGTCCGCGCGGTTCTGGGCAGCCTGCAGCACCTTGAACCTGAACTGCTGGGCAACGACTTCACGCAGTTCCAGCATGTCGGTTTTGGTTGGAGCCTGCGATGTCTGCTGGATAGTGATCATCACCTGCTCAGCAAACGCCTGTTTCAGCTCATCCATCTGAGAGGGCGACAGGTCAGGTTCGGGCGTCGGCTGCATATCCCACGGGGGCGTGCCATCATCCATCAAGATGTCGCGAAGCCAGCTCTCAGCCGCACGGCACTTGATCTCGGTGAGCATCATGTAAACTTCAGAACCACCCTGAGCGCGGATAGCGTTCATCTTATCAGGCTCATACTCGCCATTACGCTGGCGCAAAGCCTTGAGCATGATGTCGTTGATAGGGTCTTTCGCCATGCGGGCGGCGTCCCAGCAGGTGCGGAGATGGGCAGCCAGCCCCAGAATAACCGGGTTCTGCTGACGTGCTTCCATCTCGGATTGAAGCTGGGCGCGTTCCTGTTTTGCAAGGTCATCACCGCTCACAACGCGAAGAAGTGTAAGTCCGGCCATTTATTTATCCCTGCATTTCTTTCGAAAATTGTCCCATGTCCCGCCGCGCCGGTAGCACTCGTGCATCTTGGCTTCGACTTCTGGGCTGTTCCGTCTGGAAACATATTTCCAGATATGTGGCCATAATGCCGTTAAAGAACGAGAGCCAAACTCGATCCAAAAAGCAGGCCGCTGCGCAACCAGATACGCTCCGGCCCCAAGGCCGAGGAGTATAACAATGGTTGCTGCAGCTTCCTGCCATGTCATCAAGCAGGCTTCTTGTTCGGCACCGCCCAGACCAACACCGGGGTGAGCAGGCCGATGACGGTAGATACCGTATCGTGGCTCAGCCACGAAAGATTGATGCCCGAGAAGGTCTGCACGATGAACAGGATGCCCATGATGGCGGCGACCAGCGCTTTATCAATTTGTGTAAACATATTTTAGTCTCCTGTGGCTAGCTAGATAGGAAAACCATTCTTCTTGGCCCAGACTTTGGCCGCGAAGGACGGACATGCTTTCTGGACACCGGGAAAATCCCTGTGCCCGAGAACTTTGGCGCTAGGATACTTCTTTACCAAGCGTTCTACAAGTGTTCTAAGAGACCGCCACTGAGCTGGCGTGAAGTTGTCTGCTGGCTTCCATGTCTTGTCGTCAATGCCGCCGACCATACAGACACCGATACTGTCGGCGTTGTGCCCCTGAACGTGGGAGCCAATGGCGTTTTCAGCCCGTCCGGGTTCGACAGTACCGTCCCGGCGGATCACATAGTGGTAGCCAATGTCCTTCCAGCCCTTGTCGAGGTGCCAGCGGCGAATGTCAGCCGCCGTAAAGTTCTGCGACCCGCGCGTTGCGCTGCAGTGGATGACGATCCAATTGGTCTTACTTCTGGCCATTACCAATGGTGCTTTCCAGCTTAGCTTCAATCCGCTTCAGGGATTCGGTTATGTAGTTAAGTTGTTGTTCTACTGCGATAATCCGGCCTTCCTGCGATTTGCTGTCCTCGTTCAGTTGCTCAAGGTTGTTGACCCTGAAATCAATCTCGGTCTTCCACGCCGTACCGACATAGATAAACCCAAGCGTCTGCAAGGCCAGCGCCACGATGATAGTGATCGGAACCTTCTTATCGAGATGCCAGCCGTCTGTCGTCACGATCTAACCTCCGCAAAGCATAGTGTATTATATCAGACAGGCGGCTGCAGGGAAGCCTGATATGCCGCAATAACTTCAGGTGTATGGGTAGCAGCACAGATTGCCTGCACGCGCGGGTCTTCGCTGGCGTAATTGTCGCCGGGCGCAACAACATGGCGGTGGAACGAGCCGCTGATCTGCTGACCGTCCTCAACAATTGCCGTTTTGGTGCGGACCTGAATGCAGCCATTTTCCGTGACTTCGATCAGGTCTACAACGATTACTTTTTCCAGTGCCATTTTAGTCTCCTATTAGTTTACAAGTTACCTTCAGAAACCCAAGTGCCTACAGTTCCAGCAGCGGTACAAACCCATGCTTTAGGCTGTAAGACTGTAGGCGCTGAATTAATCACCCTATCTCCAAGTCTCCAGTATCCAGAAGTAGGTATAGCAGTTCCCAAGCATTCCGTGTTCCATTTCTTGTACCCATCCGCAGTTCCGGCAACAATCCGCAGACCGCCATGTGCAATTTGTGTACCCGCGCAAATGTTTTTGACAGCGTACCCACAAACAGTGGCATTTGTTCCATCAAAGTAAAATGGCACCGCAAGTGTGTATTTGCCCAGCGTTAGGTTTTCGGTTCTAATATTGTTGCCAGCATTCAGCGTCAACAGCACAGAAGCCCCTGAATTAACCGCAATGTTGACAAGCATGGTGTAAGAACCAGCAGCAAGACCTGAGAGTAGTGTTGTCCAATTAGTGTTAAATTGAGAAGTTCCATTGATGCCGTTTACTGTTTGAACAGTCGCCCCAAAAAAATCTGTCGAGGTTGATGTTGTCATTCCAGCAGTTATTGAACCCGCATTACCGAAACCAACCTCTGTATGGAGAATGTTGCGAACAACGGCAGATGATGTAAATGTCTCAGTTCCTAGTGCAGCGCGAACATTCTCAATCACTACAGATTTGTTGTTGGCTGTAACGTCCTCACTAGACGATCTCAATCCTCCAATTTCGACGTATTCGTTTTCTCCAACAGTCCATGTGTTTCTGGAGCCAAACGCGTTCTTTGTTGCTGAAGGGATTGTATTGAACTGGAACGGATACGCGCCATTGAACCCGTAATTTCTAGTAAACGCAAAAACATCTGGGATGTCGTTGAACCGAATGAGAGGAAATCCTGTTGACCATACCTCACAATTTTCTACGACCAGCTTTGTTGCGTTTGTACCGCCCGGACCTGTGATCTGGTCAACAATTGTTCGTGCGCCTGCTTCACCGCCAAAACGCGAGTCCCGACAAGTTAGTTGGGTTCCTTCGTTGTAAATCCAACGGCTGTTAGACGTTGATGCTGTTGGGACACCAAACATTCCACGAACGTAAAGCTGTTTTGTGTTCCAGAAAAACGTATCGCATGGGCCTTGAACCCAATTGTCGTCAAACAAACAAACATCGCATTCGTTTTTTAGGACCCACGCACCTGCAACTCTTGCGTAGAACTTATTGTTGTTAATTTTTAACAGCGTTGATGCGCTATTATTATCGACAAAAATAGCGTATCCAGACCACTCTTGAATTTCACAATTTTTAATTTCAATGAGAACAGCATCCACGTTGGCAGTTGAAATCATGACAACATTGGTAAATCCAAATGTTACAAATCCGTCGATGGTGGACTCAGGGCCTACATTAGTAAAAAGAGGATTTATCTGGGGGTACGGATATGTGCCGCTTGTAATAATAGCTTTGTTTCCAAACAGTTTTATACCTGTTCCGACAGAAATGTTACCAGTAACTTTATAAATTGAGCCTTCAGAAAAATGAACTTCTGGAGCACTAAATCCAGTTACCATACCGGGCAGTGATTTTCTATTAGCAATAGCAAAATTAATTGCTGCTTGAATGGCGGTTGTTGAGTCTGTTGCGCCAGTTGGGTCTGCACCAAAATCTAATACGTTGACAGGCGCACCGTCAATCATGCTGTAAGTGGCTTTGGTCAGCGACATGATTAATCCTTAAACAAAATACGAAGCGGTGACATACTTGATTGCTGACCCGGCAGACGTACCGGGATATATGCTTGCACCAGTAACATACCCATTTGAGGGTGAACCTGAACCTGCATTGGTAGTCATGTTTGCTGAGTAGCCATAAGCAGTTCCTGATGCGGTAAATGGCAAACCAGAGATAAAAGACGCTGACGTTGTGGATATATCGCCAATTGCCAATTCGTAAATGTTACATGTGACCGTTACTAACCTACCAACTTTAGTGTATACGCCGCCTACGGTAGGCGTGTTTGTAGATGTAAAGCTGTTAAGGACCGGCGTCCACGTTCCTTCTTCGTAGTCGTTCAGCAACTCGGAGGTCATACCTGCGGCACTGGAATTTGCGCTGAAGTCGATGCCCTTGCCAGCAGCAAATTGCCAATTGCCTGCTGTGTAACTATTCGCGTCAGTGTTCAAATAAATGTGGTAGCGCCCGGCCCCAGACGTAATAGCAGAATGAATGCCGTAAAGGTTAGTGACGCCGCCAGTCGGACTTGTAACGCGAAGACCGTACGCCGTCGTTGTCGTGGACGAGCTGGCAAGACCGTCAAGTCCAGCATAATAAGCCGTTACATCCGTGTGTGTATTGGCAGTCGCGCGGGGGCGCGCGCGAAACATTTGAACGTTAGTTGTGTTAGCGTTCAAAAGTGGTGTTAGTTCAACACCGTAAGTGACAGCAGCGGATGGCCCCCATTCAATAGCCGCATAAGAAACTGGGGCTGTGCCCCCAAGTCCAAGACTCTCCATGCTGACTGCTCGGCCAGCCGTAAGATTAGCAACAGTAGCTTTTTTTGTGGTGCTGCTTTGAACCAGCGGCACTTCTTCGGTGCCTGCAAGCGGCGTCGTTGCGCCGGTCAGCTGGGAAATCTTTTTATCGGCCATGGTGTTGCCTCAACTCAATTAGGGATGTCTGCGGAAGTTTGGCTAGTCTCGACCCACGTAAATGCGCCGATATACTCAAACGTAATTGCCCGGCTGAAGCCGTTTGCAGGCGCCGTAAACGCAGCTTTCTTATAGGCCGAAGCCCAAGAAATGGCGCCCAAAGCGCCGCCTGATGTATTCCGCACCCGGATAGTAATGGTCTGGCCTTCCTGCCCATTGGTCGGCGCGGCAATCAAAAACGCGGTGGAATTGGTTGCTGTAACGGTAAAGAACGAGCCCAAAGAAGCGTCGATATTAACCGTTGTTCCGTAAGTCGGTGCGACCTGTGTCTGAGCCCACTGCGTACCAAATTTCAAACCTGTCAACAAAGGCGACTGCGTGTAATCCCACGTCAACAGCGTACGCTTGGTTCCGGTCGTGTCATAATAGTCCATGGCCAAATCACCAACAGATTTC